TACTTGAATGCTGGCCTCGAAGATCAAGCCAACTTGAAACGTGGGGGGATCTGATGACCGACCTCGCCCAAATAGCGGTTGTTCGCACTCGAGGTTTCAGCAGTTGGGTTATTCGCACTGTTACCCGGTCGCACTGGAATCATACGATCGGCTACGTTTCCGAACACATGGTCATCTCGTGTGAACCGAACGGTGTGCAACTGATGCCTGCTACCGATTTCGTTGTTGGCGGCAGGATCCTCGACATTGCAGTGTCCGACTTCCCGTTGACGACGGCGCAAGAGAACAAGATCATTGCGTTTCTGCTGCTCCAAGGCCCGCAAACGATCGATGGTGTGCTACAGCCGGGGAAACCGTATGGTCGGTTGACGTTCGTGTGGATCGGTTTAGCAAAGTTGCTGCACTGGCGCACACCACAATGGTTAGAGCGACGCCTGGACGACGGCAAGACCTGGATTTGTTCGCAGCTGTCTGATGCGGCCTACCAGCATGCAGGCGTGCGCTTGTTTCGCGATAACAGGCCTGATGGTGCTGTGACGCCGGGTGCGATTGGTGCCCTGTTCAAGGATTGCGGTTTCACTGATAAGGCGTGAATATTCGCGCATCAGCTAATGCCTGCATAAGCGCGCATAGTTTGCTACACCTTGGAGTTGGTTTCCCGCCATTTCTTGTCTGCTTTGATGAGTCCGTGTTCGGTCATGTCGAGGATGGATGCGATCTCGCGCCACGTCATGCCGGCTTTGCGTGCGGCGTCAACGGCTTCAGCTCGCACGTTGGGCAGGTTGCGCTGGTAGCCGGCGACGTAGACGAGGTTCTTGCGGATCTGATCAGTCATAAAACTAGTGTAACTCATGTTGGCAAAAGGGTTGTGCTATGACACTCAAGACTGTAATCTAGTTACATGACGATCACAACAGCTCAAGAACTCATCGAAGACGACGCCAACGAGTACAACATCAACGAAACACTCGCCGCCATGTTCCTCGACTCCACCGCCCCCTGGGTTGAACTGGAAGTTTCCGGCGACGCCCTCACCATCGCACGCAAAGCCGCCTGACCATGACACGCCTAGGCATCATCGTGCAGATCTACTCAGCGATCGAAGCACCACCCAGCAGGTTCACCGCTACAGGCGAATACATGGAGTGGCGCGAACGGGCAATCGAGTGGGCTGGCGACCGCGACATTTGGGATCTGTACCACGCAAACGACTACCTCAAGGCGATGGCATCATGAGCCGCCTTGACTGGCAGGATGACGCATTGTGCGCCCAAACCGCCCCGGACATGTTCTTCCCGGGCAAAGGTGACGGCGCAACAGCACGCGTCACCAAACGCACATGCATGAGCTGTGACGTACGCCAACAGTGCCTTGCGTACGCACTCGCACAGTCAGACGAAATCGACGGTATTTGGGGTGGCACATCACCCAAAGAACGCCGCAAACTGCGCAAGGCCGCATAACCCAGGAGGTCGCATGACCGGACTCAACCTAGGCCCACAATTCGAAACCGAAGTAGCTGCGCTCGCCGGCATCACCAACTATGACCCCGGCACACTCGACATCACCCTACTCAACCCCACAGGACCAACCACAGTCCGGCTAACAGTAGCCACGAACGTGGACACGGCACACCTGAAAACGTTGATCCAAAAATACAACAACTAAGCCCTGAACCCTCACACGATTCGGGGCTTTACCTTTGCCCACTCCAACCCAGACGGAGAACAAAAATGCTCATCACCATCGGACTGTGGGTCATCATCGCACTCATGGTCAATGGCTGCATCAAAACGATCACCCAGATAGGTCAGCCCAAGAAGACCTCGACACCGAAGGATGCAGCCATTGCGACGGTGTTTAATGCACTGTTCCTGTTCATCCTGATCAGTGCGGCTGTAGCCCGCATCTAACCTCCAACCCAGGGAGACACCATGACGTTACCCGAACGCACGACCGGCGTTACAGCATCCGAGCTGATCACTCCTCCAAGTCATAGACCGCGCACAACGGTTCTAACCGAGTCGTGATCGTCGCGTCCGCGCCGGGTTGATGGTGTCCGAATACTCCCCGCACGCGTTATGGTATTCGCTCAGGGAATGACAAGTGTTTGTTCAGACTGACATAATCACCATTATCAGCGTGTTTTTGGGCGCAAGAAAGCCCCTCGGAGCTGATGTCCTTGGGGCTTCTGTAACCCCAGTATAGCGGAGGTTTGACGTGTCTGTCATTGATCCGAGTACTGGTGAACCGTGGGTGCCGGCATTTGACGGTCAAAGGCCACCATTCCAGCCGGGCAACACGCTGTCTGTCGGGAACAAGGGTCCGCTGTCGCATGGTGCATACAGTCCACGCCACACAGACCCGATCGCGTTGGCCTACTACGACGCCGTGATGGCAGACGATGACCTGACCCTCCTACGCAACACCAGGTTCGCTAACGCCGTCTGGTCGTACTGCTCAGCCCTAGCCAAGGTGGATCTGCTCGAGGAATGGGTAGCCGGCATGACTATAGAGGCGGCAGCACGCAGCGACAAGGGCCAGACCAGCGCACTAGAACTACTGCGCAAGTGGTCTAGCACAGTGGACACCAAGGCTGCACGCCTGGGCCTCGACCCTGTGTCATGGGCACGCATACACAAGGATGTAGCAGCCACACGAGTGGACCTAGCACGACTGTTGAGCGACCGCCCAGAGGCCAACCCAGACGGCGGGGAGTAGTCGAACAAACGTTCGCACCATCCACCCACCCCGGGGGGTAGATTCGAAGATATGTTCGGCCGGTGTGTCCCGAAATTTTTGCGCGGAATTTTTGAGTTTCGGCCTGGTCCCACTCGGTTGTCCTCGCATTCGTGTCTGGTTGGCCTTGTGTGCCTATCTGAGCGACTTTGGGCGCGGTCTGGTACGAATACACGTTCGCGCATTCTAATGGCTTAGATCGCCGTTTTTCGTAGATGGGTTCGGTGGCTCATGGATCTTTCGGAGTTGCGGGAGGATCCTGGGGCGTTTGCTGATCGTGTCCTTGGTGAGCCGATGTGGGATTATCAGTTGGAGTTTGCGCGGTCGAAGGCTCGTTTTCGGTGTGTTGCGGCTGGGCGGCAGGTTGGTAAGTCGCGGACGTTGGCGAAGGTGTCGTTGCATGAGGCGACGACACGGGCTGGGATTCTTGTTCTTGTGGTGTCGGCGGGTGATGAGGCTGCGAAGCGTTTGTTGGCTGATTGTGTGGCGTTGGCTAAGTCGTCTGCTGCGTTGTCGGGTTCGGTGGTTGATGATTTTAAGGGGCTTCTGACTCTTAGTAATGGGTCGGTGATTCGGTCTGTTCCGGCGTCGATTCGGCAGATTCGTGGTTGGCCTGTTGATTTGTTGATCATTGATGAGGCTGGGTTTATTGAGAATGAGATTTGGGATGCGGCGTTGCCGGCGATTATTGCGCGTCCTGGTTCTCGGGTGGTTGTTGCGTCGTCTCCGTGGGGTTCGTCTGAGCATTGGTATCGGGCGTTGTGGAATCGGGGTATGGATGCGCCTGATGAGAATTATCAGTCTTGGCAGTGGTCGTCGTATGATTCGCCTCTTGCTGATAAGAAGCTTTTGGATGAGTTGCGGGATTCGCGGCCGTCGTGGTGGTTTGCTTCTGAGGTGTTGGGGCAGTTCGCGGATGATACTGGCGCGTTTTTCACTGAGCGTGAATTGTCTGAGGCTGTGGCGGATTATGAGATTTGTTCGCCTGAGGACCTTGAGTGGTGGCGGGATCAGAGGTATGCGGCTGCGGGTGGGATTGACTGGGGTTTCTCCCATGACGCTAACGCGTTAACCCTTGTTTCGGTGCTTGAGGATTATGGTGCGAACCGTGAGCTTCTGGGCGAGAAACTTGTTTTGTTTATTCCGTGGTTTGAGTATAAGTATCGGTGGGCTTACACGGATTTCATTGACCGGGTTGTGGCGACGGCGAAGAAGTATTATTTGCCGGTTGTTGCTTCTGAGGTGAATGGTGTGGGTCAGTATCCGACGACGATGTTGGATGACAAGTTTGGTGAGGCTGGCTTGTTTGCGGCTGTTGCCCCTGTGGTGACGGATGTGAAGCGTAAGCAGTCTGGGTTTGGCATGATCAAGGGTCTGTTGCAGGCTAAACGGCTTGTGTTGCCGAATGATCCGGAGTTGTTGAAACAGCTTCGGGGGCTTGAGTTTGAGCAGTTGCCTGGTGGGTCGTTGCGGATTGCTGTGCCGGATCGTGTTGGGCATGACGATGTTGCGATGAGTTTTATGCAGGCGGTGTCGTCGGTTCGGGTGGATTTGGCTGTTCGTGGTGAGATGCCGTTTGGTGAACCGCAGTTGGTGCCGGCTGATACTGAGTGGTGTCAAACCCGTTCGGGTATCAAGGTGCCGCGTAAGGCTCGTCCGGTGTCGTTTCACAGGGATGCGTTTACGTATCCGTTGGGTTCGGAGTCCGGCGAAGGCTGGTAGTTAGTACTGGGCAGGCAGTAGTGGTGCTGCGGCGGTCTCATAAGCCGCAATCAGTGTGGGTTCGACTCCCACCCCAGCAACGTTGGTGTTTGCCCCTGCGGGGGCTTTTTTTGTGCCCGAAATTTGCCCGGAAGGGGTGACTGGTGCCGCTGCCCACTTCTGACCCGAAATCTGTATGGCCTCCGAAGAACATGCAAACCATTTTTGCGTACATGAACCAGTGGTCCGCCTGGTATTCCAATGACCTCGCGAAGTTGCAGGCCGCGTACGGTGGCGGGGTTGCTGCTGACAACACCGGTTTTTTCGCTTCCGACACGGGCGGTTTCAAACCGACTATCGGCCAGCGGATGCAACGGTTCTTTGTGGGTCAACGCCCTTTGGGGCCGAACCGGAACACTAAACTACCGGTTCCGGTGGCCGGTCTGGTGTGCACGGCTGTGTCTGACCTGTTGTGGGCTGATCCTGCCACTTTTACGGTTCGTGTTGACACGGATCATGATGGGTCGGGTGTGCCGGCGAAGGTTGCGAATCCTACTCAGGAACGCCTCAACGAGTTGTGTGATGAGGGCTTGTATACGGTTCTTGCGGAGGCTGCTGAGGTTGGTGCAGCTTTGGGCGGATCCTATTTGCGGGTTGCGTGGGATAAGTCTTTGGTGGCTGATCGGCCGTTCCTGGATGCTGTGGATTCGGATCAGGCGTTGCCTGAGTTCCGGTACAAACGTCTCGAGGCGGTCACGTTTTGGCGTGTTGTGGCTCGTGAGGATACGAGGGTTTGGCGTCACCTGGAACGGCATGAACTGAACTCGCTGGGCAACGGCATTATCCTGCATGGCCTGTATGAGGGTGACGACGACAAACTGGGTGTGCGTGTCCCGTTGGATTCGCGCCCCGAAACGGTGCCTCTGGCGAACATGACTGCCACCTCTTCCATCAAGGACGGGGTTGACTCAAACTCACCCGGCCTGTGTGTGGAGTATGTGCCGAACGTTGGCCCGAACCGTCTGTGGCGCACCGACATTGTGGGGCGTTCGTTGGGTCGTTCTTCGCTTGATGGTGTTGAACATTTGATGGACCAGTTGGCGGAAACTGTGTCCGATTGGATGCGTGCCCGTCGTGCCGCGAAAGCACGCGTGTTCTTCGACAAATCGTTGTTGGGGAACCCGGGGCCTGGTCAGGGTGCGATTGCTGATTTGGATCAGGAAACGTATGTGGGTGCTGAGGCCAAACTGGCTAAGGACACCAAAATGGCGGACAAGGTTGAGGTTGCACAACCGAAGTTTGATCCGACTGGGTATCAGAAGACTGTGGATTCTCTGATGGAGCAGATTCTCACAATGTCCGGGTTTACGTTGCAGACGTTCGGGGTTGGTGACAGTAAGTCGCGGTCGATTGAGTCGACGGCTACTGAGGTTGAGGCTCGTGAACGGTTGACGTTCCTTACTCGGGCACGGTTTATTCGCACACAAACCCCGCATTTGTCTCGTATTATGCGGAAATTGTTGGCGGTTGATAAAGCCATTTTCAATACACCGAATGTTGATGCGCAGATTTGGGTGGAGTTCCCGGATTCGGTGCAGGAGTCGATGTTGCGTTTGGCGCAAACCGTTCAAACGTTGTTTACGGCTGAGGCTGCGTCGAAGGATCAGACGGTGCGCATTCTGCATCCTGATTGGAATGATGACATGTGGGATGACGAGGTTGCGAAGATCAAGTCTGAGTTCGCAGCGTCAGTAACAGATCCGATGTCGTTGCCGCCTGAGAAGCCGGGGCAAATCAGTGTTGGTGGTATGTCGAAGGACGCTAACTCGATCACGTAGGGGTGAGCATGTCTGATCCGCAAACCCAGCAGCAGGATCAGAAGCTCACCACTATTGTGACTGCCGCGTCTGCTGTCGTGTTGGCTGCTTTCATGGGTGCGCAGCTCGCACTGTTGACCCGGTTCGCTGCCCTGATTGCCCGGTATGGGTCGGGGGATCTTCTGCGGTTTGCTTTGCGGCGTGCGGCGAAGGATGTTGCCACCCAGTTGCAGGCTGAAACCCCGGCCCTGGTGGCGCAAGTGGTTGGGCGTGCTGTGGCCGCTGGTGCTCGAGCTGGTGGTCCGGGCGAACCGGTCGATCCGACGTTTGGTGTTTCGGGGGATTCGTTTGAGTCTCATGCGGAACGGTCGGCTCGTGCGATTCGTGAGGATTTGACGGGGAAACTGAATGGGCTCGGGTATCGGATCACCCGGTATGCGGACGACATTTACCAGGCTGTACAGGTAGACGCGTCAATTTCGCAAGTTCTGGGGTCTACACCCGCCAAAGCACAGTCGGATGCGTACCGGGCTTTGACCAGGCGTGGGGTGGATGGGTTCACCGATTCGCGTGGTCGGAAGTGGGAACTGTCCGCTTACGTGGAGATGGCTGTCAGGACGGCTGCGCAGCGTGCATTCAACGTGTCCCATTTGGACCGGATGCGGTCGCTGGGGATTGAACTGTTCACTGTGACGGATGATGGCAACCCGTGCCCGTTGTGTGCTCCCTGGCAGGGCAAAATCCTGTCCGTCGATTATGACCCTCGAGCGGATGCGACAATCGCTGACGCCACGGCTGCGGGACTTTTTCACAACAATTGTAAGCACGAGTTGGTGGCGTTCTTCCCGGGTGTGACTCAGATTCCGGCCCCGCATGAGTGGAATGCGGCCGATCAGCATGCTTATGACGAGTCGCAACGTCAACGCAAACTTGAGCGGGATATTCGGGCTGCGAAGCGTGAACTTGCTGGCGCGTACACACCGGAGCAGAAAGCGTTGGCGCAACAGTCGCTCAGGCAGGCGTTTGCGATCATGCGTGCGTTCATTGATTCGTCCGGGCGTGTCCGCAACACGCGGCGCGAACAACTCGATCTTGGTGCCAAATAGTTTTACACGTCACGTGAACATGTAAACTTTTCGCCCTTTTCTTTACTTGTTAAGCCTCACTTCGGTGGGGCTTTTCGCATTTAAGTCCCGCCAGGAGCGGGTTTTACCCCCGATGGACCCAGGAGGCCCACGAAATGTCAGACCCCATCCCCGCCAACGCGCCCGCGCCGGTAACACCACCCGCACCGACGACACCGCCTGCAACGCCTGAACCCCCGGCAACGCCGGCTGAATCCTCACCCTGGGACAACCCGACCGTAGCTCGCGCCGAGATCGAACGTCTTCGCAAGGAGAACGCCACCGACCGGACAAACGCTAAAACCTTAGCAGCCGAGGCTGCGCGCAAGGAGTACGCCGACAAGCTTTCTGTAGCCCTCGGCCTCAAACCCGACGCGGCCACGGATCCAGTTGCTCTCGCCGCGTCACTCACTGCCGCTCAGGCTGAGGCACAGTCCGCTGCCCGCCAACTCGCCATTTTCAAAGCGGCTGCGGCAACCGGGGCCGACCCGTCGAGGCTTCTCGACTCCAACTCATTCATGTCTTCCGTCGCAGGGCTGGACCCAAGCGACGGTGCAGCCGTAACAGCTGCAATCACGGCTGCAATTGCGGCCAACCCTCTACTCAAAGCAGTCCAGGCGGCAGCAGCGAGCGGTACTGAACTCGGCGGGACCGGGGAAACAGGCCAAATCACCGAGCAGCAACTCGCTGCAATGTCCCCTGAGCAGATCAACAAAGCCCTGAAAGAGGGCAAGTTGGCGCATCTGCTCTAACCCTTTGAAAGGAATACTCGCATGAGTATCCAGAAATTTCGGCCAGAGATTTGGTCCGCCCAGCTCCTTGTAGCGCTGCGAAACAGTCTCGTCTATTCGGCGTTCATCAACCGTGACTATGAAGGTGAAATCGCTGAGGCTGGCGACACTGTTCGTATCACCTCGGTGGGTCGCCCGACGATCAAAACGTATGTGCCTTACGTGACCAACGTCACCCCCGACGCGGCAACCGACTCGCAGCGTACCCTCGTTGTGGACCAGTCTGACTACTTTGATGTTGAGGTTGACGACGTTGACGCCCGTCAGGCTAAGGGCAACGTCATCCCTCAGCTCATGGATGAGGCCGCATATGCGGAGGCCGACAAAGTTGACCTGTACATTGGTTCGTTCTACACATCGATCCAGTCGGCTAACCAGCTCGGTGCGGTCAGCATTTCGCGCAGCGCTGCGAGCGACGTTTGGGACAAGCTTCTCATTCCTCTCGCTGTCCGACTTGACCAGGCGAATGTGTCTCGTCAGGGTCGTTCCATTGCGATCAGTCCCGACCTGCACGGTGTGATGCTGCACGACTCCCGGTTTGTGACCGTGAACGAGTCTGGCACGTCTGAGGGTCTGCGTAACGGCATGGTTGGTCGTGCTGCCGGGTTTGACATTCTTCTGTCGAACCAGACGCCGACGACCGGTTCTGACTCCGTTGTGATTGCCGGTAACAACCAGGCGATCACGTTCGCTGAGCAGATCGCCAGTGTTGAGGCGTACCGCCCTCAGACCACATTCGCTGACGCGGTGAAGGGCCTGTTCCTTTACGGTGCGAAGGTTGTCCGCCCCGAATCGCTGGCGTCCGCAAACGTCACCCTCGTTTCCTAAGAAAGGAAGGCGTAACTCATGGCTCGTGTAGCTCTTACTCCTACCGCTCTCGTTCCGGCTTCTGGTACTTCTGGTGGTGGTGTTGCCGATCCGGCTGGCACCGCATCGGTTGCTGGTGCTGGTAACGGGTTCACTATTGCCGCTAACCCGTCCTCGAATGTGTCTCTGTGGCTTCGTGTCGCGAACGCATCCGGTGGTTCGGGTACCGTTTCGGTCCTCGCCGGCACACTGCCCCTCGCGCCCAGTTCCGGTCAGGGTCCTGTCACGGTGACTGTGGCGAACACCACCACTCAGTGGGTTGGTCCGTTCGATTCGTCTCGTGTGCTCCAGAACGATGGTTCGCTGACGATCGAAACGTCGGTGGTTATGACTGTGACCGCGTTCACCCTGGATGGTCGACGCGTCTGATGGTCAAAACGGTTCACATCCTCGGGGAGGGTGGCACCATTTTCGAGATGGCGTTGCCGCTTTCCGAACCGATTGAGGACCGTCTCCTGAAGGGGTACCTGAAGCGTGTAAACGCTGACGGTACCCCTTACCGGGAGAAGTCCGAACGAGTGCAGCCTCCCCCGTACGCCTCTAAAGGTGAATGGGTTGGTTGGGCGGTGCACGCCTCCCAGTCGACGGATTCTCCTATTACCCCGGATGACGCTGAAGCGTTGACGAAAACGGATCTGATCGAAATGTATAGCGTCAAGTAAAGGGGTTCGCATGGCTGCGTTTTATGGCGATTTTGTTACCCCGGACATGTTGGCGCAACCCTCCGATTTGGCAAATTATACGGGTCAGCCTGCGCCGGCGAATGCGACGAACTTGTTGCGTTCTGCTACGGCGTTGGTGTTGCGTGAAACCCGGATGGCGTATTACGTCGTTGACCCGTTGACAGGGTTGGCGACGGATGTGCAAATAAGCGCCGCCTTATTTACGGCTACGTGTATTCAGGCGGCTGCGTGGGCGGCGATCGGGTACGACCCGCTAACAGGTGGTGTGCTCACACCGACTGTCACGTTGTCGTCAAAGATTGGTACTGCTGCGGAAACGTTCGCGGATGCTGCTGCTGCGGCGAAGGCACGTGAGGATGCGATTACGGGTTTGGTGCCGGAAGCGGAGAGGGTGCTCGAGTACCAGAATCTGCTTATCCCGAACCCGTGGGTGTTCGGATGATTTCGCGGTGGTTCGTTGACACGGTGACCGTTGAAACATTCCGTGGTTCGGGTGCGATGGGTGACCTGTTTGCGGCACCTGTTGTCCTTGCCCCACCTAATGGGTGTTGGGTTGAGAATTCGCGCAAACTTGTGCGGGCTGCGAATGGTGAACAACTCATTTCGGAAACCACCGTTTACACGGCTGCGGCGAATAACGCATTGTTTACTACCGATTCTCGGGTGACGATCAATGGTGTTGCGGCGCGTGTTCTGAAAGCGAACGAGAACGATACTGGTGGTTTGATGCCGTCAGTTGACCATGTGGCTATCAACCTGATTTGAGGCGTGATGGGCATCGAATGGCATTTCGATTTGCATTTGCAGCAAATCAACGAGCAGGTGCATGCGGCTATTGTTCCGGCGTCCATGCGGGCTATGGAGCATGTGCGTGGTGTGGTGGCTTCGCAAACCCCTGTTGATACAGGAAACCTTGTTGGTTCTGAGGAAGTGCGCCCGATGGCGGATGGGGCCGAAATCTATATTCCCGGTCCTTACGCCCGCAACCAGCATTACACCCTGGACTTTCATCATACGGTCGGTAACGCATTGTACCTCGAACTGCCGATGATGACTGAAGGTCAGAAAGCTATCGATATGTTGCGTGACGATCTTGGGAAGGCCATGTGATGGGTACTGCCGCTGACCTTTCGAACGGTATCGCAACAATGATTTCGAATGCCGGTATCGCTGTTTACAACACGTCCAGTGTGTACGCGGATTCCGCGACAGGCATTGTGTTCAAGGATATGCCGGCGAAACCTGACCGGTGTGTGGTTATCACTGTTGTTCCGTTGACGGACCAGATCAGTATGCCGCTCGGTCAAGTGATGGTGCAGGTTCGCACTCGAGGTAACCCTGGCGCACCTTTAGATGTTGACGATTTGGGCGATTCAATATTCGCTGTACTGCATGGGACTACTGCGCTCACATTCAATTCGGTGTATGTGAATCAGATGAACCGTCACTTGTCTGTTCCGATGGGAATGGATTCGCTGAAACGGTGGGAACGTGCAGACCAGTATTACCTTGATTTGAGTTATCCCCCCACAAGCAACCGCCCTAACGGTGGTTCCTGGTAAACCCAGATACCAGTTTTAGACCCCTCCAAGTTGAGGGGCTTTTTCATTTAACGCCCCAAAGCCTTTAGGAGGCACAATGCCCTCGGCACTTGCACGACGGTTTAAAGTAGATGTGTCCACGGACAATGCAACATGGGTGAATTTGAAGGGTATTGACGACCTCAATAACTCTGAGACTCCCACAATTCAGGCCGCTGACACGTATGACACGAACGGGTTCGCCGCGTTCGAGAAGACGATGACTGGTTGGAAGCTTGTTATCAAAGCGTTCCGGCCGACGACTGCTGGCGTGTTTGATCCGGGTCAGGAGCTTGTGCGTGCTGCACGGTTCCAGTTCCAGACTTCGGCACGCATTTATGTGCGCTGGTATGACCGTAATGGTGCGCCAGAAGCGTATTCGGGTCTGGCGATTGTGGATTGGAACCCGTCTAAGACTGCGGTTGCGGATCTTGAAGAGGTCACGATCACTCTGACTGGTGATGGTGTTCTGACTTCGATCACGAACCCGTATTCTCCGACGTCGGTGCCTGTGATCCTCACTGCCACCCCTTCGGGTGTTGGTGTTGGTGGTCAGGTGCAGATCACCGGTCAGGGTTTCACCGGAACAGTCGTCACGACTGGTGTGAAGTTCGCTGCGGTGAACGCGACCTCTTGGATTGTTGTTTCGGATTCGCTGATTGTTGCGGTTATGCCTGCCGGTTCTGCCGGTTCGGCTGCGATCACGGTCACGAACGCTACGGGCGCTTCGGCGGCTTTCCCTTACACCCGTACCTGATAGCTGGGGTGGGGGCGGGAAAGGTGCAGCCGCCCCC